ATGATTTTTGATACACACGCCCATTATGATGATGAGGCATTTGATGAAGACAGGGAGGAACTGCTGACAAGCCTCTTTAACCATGGAATTGAGGCTGTTACCAATGTAGGTGCCAGCATGGAGACTTCCAGACATACCCTGGAACTGGCAGAGAAATATCCATATATATATGGTGCCATCGGTGTTCACCCCAATGAAACCGGAGAACTAAACGAGGAAGACTTAGCCTGGCTGAAGGAGCACTCCGCACATAAGAAAATTGTGGCAATCGGCGAGATCGGTCTTGATTATTACTGGGATGAGCCGGACCATGAAACCCAGAAGAAGTGGTTTATCCGTCAGCTTAGCCTGGCAAGGGAAGTGAAGCTTCCTGTGGTCATCCACAGCCGGGATGCGGCAAAGGATACTCTGGATATCATGAAGGCAGAGGGGGCAAGGGACCTTGGTGGAGTGATCCACTGCTTTTCTTATGGAAAAGAGATCGCCAGGGAATACTTAAATATGGGGTATTATCTTGGGATCGGAGGCGTCCTCACCTTTAAGAATGCTAAAAAGCTTAAAGAAGTAGTTGATTATATGCCGATAGAACAGCTTGTCCTAGAGACAGACTGCCCTTATCTGGCTCCCTCTCCCAACAGGGGAAAGCGAAATTCCTCCTTAAACCTTCCTTATGTGGTGCAGGAAATCAGTGCCATTAAGGGAATTCCGGAAGAAACAGTTATTGATATCACCAATCAGAATGCCAAAAGGCTATACAGGCTTAAGGAACAGCCTTAAAAGAAAACGGAGGACAGGCATGGCAACACTGGGAAATCCTTATTATATTTTGCTATAGATTTTATTTCAGTAAATCAGCAGCGTCCAAATAGTAGAAAATGTCTATATGGTTATCCTTTTTTGAATATATGACTTTTTCAAGTATAGATTTTATAGCAGAGTTTTTCTGCGCTACGGTGCACTCCTCCGAAGTAATTATATTATATACATTGTGAATGTTATCCAGCATTTTCTTTTTTGCATTGTCAGAATTTGGCTGCATCTGTTCAGACTGTTTTTCCAGGCGGTTCAATTCCTCCATTAATGAGGTTTTGGCCGCCTTATATTCTTCTAAAGTATCTATTCCTGCCATGTATGAACTCTTTGCCCGTTCAAGTTTTAATTTGACTTGTTTCATCTGAGCCTGTATTAAATTAATATGTGACTGGCTATCAACCTCAGAACGACGAACCGTAAAGTCAAGAGATCCAAGTGTGAGGACTTCTTTTAATGCCTCAGTAACTGCTTTTTCAAGTTTATATTCTCTGACATAATGAGAAACTTTGCATACACCTCTAGTATACCCTCCGCATTGAAAGATCATATATCGTCCCTTTGCTCCTTGAATCGCTTGAGAAGCCAATCTTTTTCCACATGACGAGCAATATATTATGCCGCTAAGCCAATGTTTACATATTTCCTCTGGCTTTGCATATTTTGGACTTCTTTTTTTATCAAGTATTTGCTGTGCCTTTTTAAAATCTTCCTCGCTAATAATTTCTGGAAAGTCACCCTTCACAGTAATGCCATTCCATCTACTGTATCCTGCATAATATGGATTTGAGAGCATTCTTGTAAGGGCGGTACTCCATATCTTTCCGCCCCGCTTACCGGTGATGCCGCAATCTAATAAATGTCTGGCAATTCCAAAGACGCCAGTGCCTTCAAGAAACATTTTATAAACCAGCTTAACGGCTTCTGCTTCTTCTGGTACGATTTCAGGAGCAGCCCCTTTATAGGGGATTCTGTATCCAAGGGGAGGCGCCACCTGTGGTTCCCCCAGCTCTGCCTTTTTTGCCATGCCTCTTGAAACTTCCATGGCAAGATTATATGAATAAAACTCATCCTGCCATTCTATGATTGTTTCAATTAAGCGGCCATACATGCCCTCAAGCACTGGCTCTGACACGCTCACCACATCGATCCCAAGCTTCTTACGCAGCATACTTTTATAAAAAGTACTCTCATCTTGGTTCCTTGCGAATCGTGAAAATTTCCATACTAAAATCACATCAAAAGGCTTCGGTTTTAATTTAGCGGTTGCAATCATCTTTTGAAATTCTGGACGATTTTTGGCATTTCTCCCACTATGCCCCTCTGGCTCCATGAAAATATAATCTTCCGATATGTACAGCCCATTTTGTTTTGCATAGTTCCTGATCTCATCAAGCTGAGAACCAGGGCTATAGTCCAATTGATCATCTGTGCTTACTCGTATATACGCTGCAGCGGTTTTGTACTCCATGATATATCATCTTCCTTTCTTAAAAATAGGTATAAAAAATACGCCCCTTGTCAGGACGTTCCGAAAATGATATAATTCCTTTGATGAGATTATATATCTTTCCGGATTTGTCTGGTAAGAGAAAATCTATATAAAGCCGTTCCGGTTGCAGCCGGGGCGGTTTTTTCGTTATAAGGATACTATTTAGCGTAGTCAACTACTTTAACATTATTTTCATTCCCTAAATTAACTCCAGGGGTAGTATCAATTGCCTGTGATTCTCTCCAATTATATAAGGCTGCTTTAGCTGTTTCTCCCCTATTTATAGCATCTATATTTTTATTATATTCTTCTTGTGACTGCCTCGTAGTCTGAGGTGGGTTTTGGCAAGCCCCATTTTGGTCGAAATGATAAGTGACCCCATTTTCTACATAATCTTCTGTTCTTGCATCACCAGTAGGATTCATGTAATACCACTTTCCACCCACTGTATTTACCCAGCCTGTTAGCATATAGCCATCTGAATCAAAGTAGTACCATTTTTCGTTTTCCTGAAGCCACGAATTGCTTTGAAAACTTCCGTCATCATTTTGATACCACCAGCCGTTAGTATCTTGTTTCCATTCTCCGGCAAACGCTGTTATACCCATTATAATAGATAGGGCAGCGGTTGCAATTAATAATTTCAACTTTCTCATTGCATTCCCTCCGTGATTATATTATTAAAACGCCATAAGCTATTTTAATCTTAATTTTATCAGTTCCTCGGGATACCCCGTACAATCACAAAATTGCTCCCTTGTAAAATCCTCATAATCGTGCAGCATATTATCATCGATAAGTAGATAAGCAGCAAACGTATTCGCCCTGCGTTCAATTTTAGAGTTCAAGAGCAGAGTTTTATTTCTTACAAAGTAACAGTTCTCTTTTCTATCAAATATTGCATGAGCCAATTCATGAGCCATTACTAGCTTTAATTCGAATTCATTTAATTTATTGCTTAAAAAAATATATCTGTGATTTTTTAGAAACATATAACAACCTTCATGTTTGCAATTTCCTATTTGGTACAATATTCCCAACAGGTCAGCAATTTCAAAAGGGTCTGACGTTCCATATTTTTTTAAGTAGTGAGCGATAATGTGTTTTATCCGTTCAGTTTCCCCCATAAGCAACACCTACTTTTTGTTTTTCTTTGAAGTATATTTCTCCTTGTTGATTATTTTAAGCCTTCTAAGGGCTATCTCTAATTCATCTCTAAAGAGTTCTGCGGCATCCGAATCAAGTTCCTCTCCATCATAGCTTGCTGGTCCTTCTTCCCCAGATGATAGTTTATTCATAATGCTTTCAAGATCTTTAGCGATATCTCGTCTATCCCGTGTCGTAAGCGAGTTTTCATCAGTACTTAAATCTTGCCCGCCAGATAAGAGGTACTGCAGATCTATATTCAGATAATTAGCAATTTCCACGGCTCGATCTGACGGAACAGTGCCCTTGCGAAGTTGGCTAATATACCCATTCCCGTATCCCAGGTCTCGCTCAAGATGAGAAATAGGTATTTTACGTTCTTTACATATTTTCTTTATTAAATCAACACTGTTCATTATACACCTCACTATGTTTTAGAGAAAAGACTAAAATATGGCTTGACAAAATAGAGGTGTCTCTATATAATGAACTTAGGATTTAGAGAATCATCTAAATACTAAAATGACATTTTAGAGAATTACCTCATATAATTGCTGGACACTCTTATATTAGATTATTCTCTAAAAAATGTCAATAGTTTTTATGCATTTATCTAAGAAAGGAGTGGTTTTTTGATCTACAAAAAAGTAGAAACCTACTGCAAGAAAAGTAACATCGCTATATCCGTATTTGAAAAGAATTGCGGGCTTGGAAATGGAACAATAGGTGGATGGGCAGAAGGCGCTAGACCCAGAATTGATTCTCTGGAAAAAGTTGCGACAGAGATGGGAATTACAGTTGCAGAACTTCTGACCTGTGATCAGGACTCATAACAGCTTATTGAAAAAGAGGAGGATAAGATTGAAACAAAAAATAACTTTTACTAATTGGGTCACTGTAGAAGGAAAGCCTGTAAGGGTTTGTGACCTTCCGGGAAAAGTGCAACGTGCTCTTGGTAACCGAGTACTTAAAGAGCCGTTGAGGGCTTTGGGGTTCGTATTGGAACCCATAAAGGAGGAACCCCATGCAAAAGTACTTTGATAACTTAGATGATTACGATGATCACAGCGAGTCACCGATGGTTGACAGGGTAGGCAGGTTATTAGATGGGATATTTGTGGGGGCAGGATCCGCTATGTTGGGATATACGCTGTTTCTGTTAATATCAGCATATTTAACATGGTGATGAGGTGAAGGAACCATGATGAAGAATGAGTTTGAAAAGCTCATCGGGAAAACGGTCGGTGAGGAAGAGTATAGCACCATTGAATACGTCTACACTTGGCATCCGGCTATCAGCGAGACTGAGGGCAAGGCTCAGATCGCAAGGTTGTATACCGATTATGGCATGACAGTCATTGAGGACATGGTGGAGAGAGCTGGAAAGATGGAAATGGCGGAGAGAGATCTAAGAGTGGCCCGTACCAATGTTGCTATCATTCAGAACCGGATTAAAGCATTGAGAGGTGAGAGCGATGTGTAACTGCATGAAAGAACTGGAACAGAAGTTTATTGAAAGGTTGGGCTATGAGGAGGCGGATGCGCCGGTGGAACTGTTATCTGGCAGAGCGTATCTTTCCTTCACGGTAAGGGAAGCGGGTAAAAATAAAACCAAGCAAATACCCATGTTGCTATCAAAATGCCCGATTTGTGGACAAGAGTACGAGAAAAAAGAAACCCCAGGAGCGGCAACTCCCAAGGAATCAAAGTAACAAGAAAATATTTTACAACCCTATTATACATAGGGACCAGGAGGAAATCAAGATGGATTCAAAAATTACCAACAATACAGTTACATTAATCGGAGAGATCGTCTCCGGGTTTACTTTCAATCATGAAGTTTACGGCGAAGGATTTTATATGGTGGATTTGGCCGTGCAGAGGCTTAGCGATCAAGTAGATGTCCTTCCAGTATTAGTATCGGACCGGTTACTTGATGTAAGCAGAGATTATAGCTGTGAAACGATTCAGGTGTTTGGACAGTATCGTTCTTTCAATATTCTAAAGGGAAATAAAAGGGGATTATCCCTTTCCGTATTCGCCAGGGAGATTTATTTCCTTAGTGAGGATAGGGTAGACGCCACAAAGTCAAACAGTATCTATTTAAAGGGTTTTCTCTGCAAATCTCCTAAATACCGGAAAACGCCATTAGGACGTGAAATCACGGACCTACTTATCGCTGTGAACCGACCTTATGGGAAGTCTGATTACATACCCTGTATAGTTTGGGGCCGTAATGCCATATATGCTGCAGGGTTTGAAGTAGGATCAGCTGTTGAAATCACAGGTCGGATCCAGAGCCGCGAGTATCAGAAGCGTCTGGAAGGCGACAGTGTAGAAACAAGGACTGCTTACGAGGTTTCCATTTTTAATATCAATTTGATCATGGGTTAGAAGAGAGGAGAAAGTAGAGAATGAATTTGAGATTAAGAAAAATCTATATCGAAAATTTTAAGGGTATCAAACAATTAGCAATTGACTTTCAGAACAGGACCGTAATTTCTGGTCAGAATGCAACAGGCAAGACAACGATCATGGACAGCTTTACATGGCTTCTTTTCAACAAGGACAGTGAAGGCAAATCTGATTTTGATATTCGCCCTAATGATCGGCAGGGCAAACCGATTGATAACGTAGTCATTAAAGTGTCTGCTGTTTTGGAAGCGGATGGAAAAGATATCCGGCTAACAAAAACCCAGGAGCAGAACTGGGTGAAAAAGAGGGGGAGTGAAGTTTCACAGCTGCAGGGGAACATTAACAGCTATGAGATTAACGAGATTCCAAAAACTGAAAAGGACTACAAGGCTTACATGGAAGAACTGATCAAGGAAGAACTTTTCAAGCTGATTACCAGTCCGCAGGCATTTACCGCACTGAAATGGAAAGACCAGAGAGTTATTCTCTTAAAACTTGTCTCCGAGGTGACAGATCAGGATGTGATTGCTACAGATGAAAAGTTCCAGGCACTATCACAGACGCTGCAGGATTTTTCCGTTGACGATCTGACTGCCAAGGCAAAAAAGGCACTGAAAGAACTGAATAAAAGACAGGAAGAGCTTCCGGCCAGGATTGATGAAGCCAGTAAGGGATTGGTTCAGGCTGACTTTTCGGAGTGTGAGATCCAGAAAACCGACCTTGAACAACAGATTCGCAAACTTGAGGAACAGGAATCTAATGCTACAAAAGCTGGTGAGGCCATTGCTCAGGTAAATAATGCGATTATGAAAAAACAGTTTGACTTAGGTGAATTAAAGCGTGTAGCGAATACAGGACTGATAAGACAGAAGCAAGAAGTTCAACGACGAATTGATGATGCCGGATTTGCTTTTTCAGACTTGATGCGGGATTGCGAAAAGATCGAAAAGGAAATTCAGCACAAAGAGGAATTGGTGGAGAGTAATCGAACATTCAGGGAAGCATTGCTTAAAAACTATAACGAAGTTCAGGCGATGCAAATTGATCCAAACAACTTGCGCTGCCCCATGTGTAACCAAGCTTTCCCTGCTGATCAAAAGGATGCAAAGATAGCTGAATTCCAGGTAAATAAGCAAAAGAGCCTGGAGGATATCGTGAAGAATGGGAAGCAGACGGCAGCTAATATCGGGAACCTGGAAGAAGAGATAAAAGTCCTTAAGGATCGGTTAGAAGCGTGCAAAGCCAATAAGATCGAGCAGAATAAAGTGAAAACAGCAGCCATGGAAGAGTTGGCGGCATTACCTCAGCAGGTGGAGTTACTTAATGATCCAAGGTATCAGTCTCTTTCAACAGAAATCCAACAGCTGGAAAACAAGGTCCGGGAAATGGGGACAGACTCCGGTTATTTGAATCAGCTCAGACAAAAGAAAGCAGAATTGATTGCAAGTCTGGACAAGGTCAAAACAATCCTTACTGGAAAAGAGAACAATCAAAGAGCGCAGGCCCGTGTAGCTGAATTACAGCAGGAGCAGCGGACTACATCGCAGCTGATAGCAGATCAGGAGAAGGAGTTGTTTCTTTTGGAGGGGTTCACAAAGGCAAAGATGGACCTGCTTTCCTCTCGTATTAACGCAAAATTTAAGTTGGTCAATTTCCGCTTGTTTGAGACACAGATCAATGGGGGATACAAAGAAACATGTGAATGCATGGTGAATGGTGTTCCTTTCAGCTCTTTAAATGCAGGACATAGAGTTGTAGCCGGGTTAGATATTATTACAGCCTTACAGGGGATTTATGAGGTAACAGCACCGATTTTTATTGACAATGCTGAGTCAGTAAATGATTTTAACATTCCAGACATGGATGGACAGCTGATTCTATTAAAGGTATCTGAAAACAGTGGATTGGAAGTAGAGGTATAAGAATGAATGATGCAGTTGTGGCAACGCAGCCAAAAACAGGGATAACAACCTTTTTATCAAGTGATAAAGTGAAAGCCAATGTCATGCAGGTGGTCGGGCAGAAGAATACCGCGAGATTTATTGCAAGTGTAGTATCAGCAGTTCAAAACACACCGGCTTTGCAGGAATGCAGCAACAACAGCTTGTTAAATGCAGCTCTACTGGGAGAGGCCCTGAACCTTTCTCCCAGTCCTCAGCTGGGGCAGTTTTATATGGTTCCTTACAAGAAAAAGGATCGTGATGGCAATGTTATTTCCGTAGACGCTCAGTTTCAGCTTGGAGCCAAAGGGTATAAGCAGCTTGCCATGAGAACAGGACAGTATCTTGATCTGGATGTCATTTTCGTAAGACAAGGGGAATACCTGGGCAGGGATAAACTGACAGGAAAGCATAAATTTGAATTTATAGAAGATGATGCAGTCAGGGAAGAACTTCCGGTCATTGGGTATCTGGCATATTTTGAACTTCTTAATGGATTCAGAAAACAGATTTACTGGACCAAGACAAAGATGGAAAAACATGCAGACCAGTATTCGCAAGCATTTAACTTAAATGAGGTTAAAAACAAAAATCCGAAATACAGTCGGGTTTCCTATGCGGATTTTTTAGCAGGGAATTATCCAGAGAAAGATTCCTGGAAGTATTCCAGCTTCTGGTATAAAAGTTTTGATGAAATGGCAGAAAAAACTATGATCCGGCAATTGATCAGTAAGTGGGGGATCATGAGCATTGAAATGTCCGATGCATATGAGCGGGATATGGCTGTCATAAATGAAGACGGAAGTCCCCGTTATATTGACAATGAAGCAGTAGATCAGCATGAAAACGACTTAAGCCAGGCAAATACCGTTGATTATGAGGAAATTCAGGAAACCGTCAGCGGGGAAGTTACTGACCAGGGAACGGTTGGGCAGAATGGTCGTCCACCATTTTGAAATTAACGTGTTTAGGGAGCGGATCGGCGGGTAACTGCTATCTGCTCCACAATGAGACAGAGTGCTTGGTCATTGAAGCGGGGATACCATTTAAAGAAGTTAAGAAAGCTCTGGATTTTAACATCAGCAAGATTACTGGGGTAGTGGTATCACATGAGCATGGTGACCATGCTAAATATCTACATGAGTATATTAAGGGTGGTATACCTATTATGGCCCCTAGCATGGAGCGTGTAACAGGAGCGCTGTCAGCGGTCAGCAAGCCCTTTTCCGTCAGGACATTTCCATTGGTGCACGATGTACCATGCACGGGATTTCTGATTGAGCACTCTGAAATTGGGAGGTTGCTTTTTGCAACTGATACCGAGTATGTCAGGTACAGGTTTAAAAATCTGAATCACATCCTGATAGAGTGCAACTATAGTCAGGATTTATTAAGTAAGTCATATCATGACGGGCTACAAGAACGGATTAAGCTCACGCACATGGAATTTGGGACATGCAAGGATTTTATCCAGGCAAATAAGAGCCAGGAATTAAAATCGGTCTGCCTTTTGCACCTATCAGACAGGACCAGTGATGAAAAGATATTTCAGGAGGAAATCCAGGATCTGATAGAATGCCCGGTTTATGTGGCCAATAGGGGACTTGAATATGAACTATAGAGGAGGAATGACATATCAATAAGGTGATTTTAACAGGCAGGTTAACCAGGGATCCAGAAGTTAGATATTCTGACAACGGCCATACAGTTGCACGTTTCGCAATCGCAGTTGATCGACGGTTTAAAAAAGAAAATGAACAAACAGCGGATTTTATAAATACAGTAGCGTTTGGAAAGACGGCAGAATTTATCGAGAAATACTTCTATAGAGGAAGCAAAATTGTAATTGAAGGCCGTATTCAAACGGGTTCCTATACTAATCAAGAGAGCCAGAAAGTGTATACAACGGATGTGGTTGTAGAACAGGTAGAATTTGGTGAATCTAAGAATCCCGACAGTTCTGCCAATGAAGCAAGGCCCTCGCCCAGCAGTGCGATTGGTGATGGATTTATGAAGATTCCGGACGGAGTCGAAGACGAAGGGCTTCCATTTAATTAAGGAGGTTTTTAGATGGTGATACAAATTGATTCCAGAGAAAAAGCCAGGGCGATCCGCAAGATAGTTGATGCTTTTGACAAACAGGGAGTGCAGCATTTTGTTAGTAAACTCCATGTCGGTGACTATATGAATTTTGATAACCCACGATTAATCATAGACCGCAAACAGAATCTGACTGAGGTTGCCTCCAATGTATGCCAGGGACATAAGCGATTTACCGATGAGCTGAAACGTGCGCAGGAAATAGGTGTAAAGATCATTATTCTGGTGGAGCATAGCAACCAGATCAAGAGTATCGATGATGTTCATAATTGGAACAATCCTCGGCTGAAGACTTCCCCTAAGGCCGTTACCGGAGAGAAGTTGGAAAAGATTTTAAAAACTATGGAGCGCAAGTATGATACACAATTCTTATTCTGTGACAAGTTACATACTGGCGATAGGATAATCGAACTACTGGGAGGTGTCTCTGGTGACCGTTGAGGAAATCAAAGATACATTCAGCATGAGAGATATTGTAGAGCGTTACGGCTTCCAACCCAACAGGAGGGGGTTCATTCCATGCCCCTTCCATAAAGGGGATAGGCAGGCTTCCCTGAAGGTATACGAACGAGATTTTTACTGCCACGCCTGCGGTGCCAAAGGGGATGTTTTTTCTTTTGTAGAGCAGATGGAGAATATTGCCTTTAAGGAGGCGTTTCAGATCCTTGGTGGAACCTATGAAAAGCCGACTTTTGCCTCCAGGTTGATTGTTTATAAATCCCAGAAACGCCGGGACATGCTGAGAAAAGAGCGTGAGAGACATGACAGAAAGAAATGGCTCAACTGTATGCTCATAGGCATCTACCGGGCATACATGAATCGTTCGGAGCCTTTAAGTGACGTTTGGTGTGATAGTTACAATGCCTTGCAATATCAGCTTTATGTACAGGCAGAATTAAATGAGATAGAAGCGAGGTGGTAGCATGGTGCCGTTGAACGAGCTCACGGCAGAAACATTATTATCCAATGAAGTTTTGACAGAAGTTTTTGACCAGGAAGATGAGCTGTATCGGGCGGAACTTCTTGCTTCCCTCGGCGTAAAAGCTACGGAACTAAAAGTAAAAACAGAATTCAGGGAGATGGTGGCAGCTTATAAAAGGGTTGAAAAAGAAATGAAGCGCCAGAAACGGGAAGAGAGTAAGACCCCCAGTTACCTTGATAATTGGACGAATTTTTCAGGCCCTTATGACAATATGCAGTGCAAGGAATGGCTTGCAACAGAAAACGGGATTTGCCTAAGAAACCCGTCAACAGGATATACGGATATACTGGCCTGCTATCATCCGATTCTTCCGATCGAGCGTTTAAAGAACCTGGAAACAGGGGAAGAGCAGATCAAGCTGGCCTATAAACGGAATGGCCGGTGGGAGGAGATTATAGTTCCCAAGACTATGGTTACATCGGCTAATAAGATTGTTTCACTATCAGGTCGTGGGATCTCCGTTACCAGCGAGAATGCAAAGTATCTGGTGAGATATCTCGCTGATGTGGAAAATGCCAATGAGGAGCATATAGCAGTTCAGTATTCAACGTCAAAGCTGGGCTGGATCCGGGGAGGGTTCCTGCCTTATGATACGGAAATTGTCTTTGATGGAGACGCACGCTTTCGGCAGATTTATGAAAGCATTGGACAGGACGGAAGCCGGACGAAGTGGTTTGATCATGTGTCGGCTCTGCGTAAGGCCGGGAGAATTGAAATCAAGTTTATGCTGGCAGCAGCGTTTTCCAGTGTACTGGTACAGCCGCTTGGAGGACTTCCCTATTTTGTTGATCTATGGGGAGAAACGGAAGGCGGTAAGACCGTATCCCTGATGGTGGCAGCATCGGTCTGGGCTGACCCTGATGAAAGCGCCTACATAAAAGATTATAAGGGAACGGAGGTTGGTCTAGAGGCTATCTGCGACTTGCTGAATAATCTTCCCTTGATCCTGGACGATTCCAGCAAAAAGAACCGGAAAATCGAAGATAACTTTGAGGGACTGGTATATGATCTGTGTTCCGGAAAGGGAAAAACCCGTTCCAACAAGGACCTGGGATTGAACCGAGAGAACCACTGGAAGAACTGTATTCTGACGAACGGAGAGCGGCCTTTAAGCTCTTATGTGACCCAGGGTGGAGCAATTAACCGTATTCTTGAAATAGAGTGCGGGGAACGTGTATTTGAAAGCCCTGGCAATACTGCGGAGTTGGTTAAGCGGAATTACGGACATGCCGGCCGAGAATTTGTTGAGGTCATAAAGGAACTGGGTATTGAGAAAATCAGGGAGATCCAGCAAGAATTTGCAAGGCAGCTGGCCGATGATGAGAAGATGCAGAAGCAGAGCCTATCCCTCTCCATTGTCCTAACGGCGGATAAGATCGCCACGGATTACCTGTTCAAAGACGGAGAGTATATCAGTCTTGAAGAAGCCAAAGAGGTCCTGGTAGACCGTAACGAGCTGTCAGATAATGAACGCTGCTATCAATTCATCCTGGACAAGGTTGCCATGAATCCGGCTAGGTTTGACATTCAGAATGAGAATGTTGAGAAGTGGGGCGTGATTGAAAACGGTTATGCCATTATCTATACCACTGCTTTTACTTCATTGTGCAAAGATGGCGGGTTCTCAAAGACCTCATTTCTTTCATGGGCGGATCGCAAAGGGTTGATTCAGGCCGAAAATAGTGGGAAAAAGATGGACAAGCTTAAAAGTTTCAAGGGAAACAAGGTGCGTTGTGTATTTCTCAAATTAAATGATGATGCAGATAAAGACGGTTTTGTAAAGATGAATAAGGTAGAAGAAGGACAGGAGGAACTCCCATTTAGATAAGATAGTAACTTTTTTGGAGTTACTGCAAAAAGCTAGGTTTTATGCGGGTTTGCGGGTGTTTTTATGGGCGGGTAACCCGGTAACCGGGAAAAACACGCTCCTATATATAGAAAAATAAAATTACAATCTTTGTATTTTATTTAACAAAGTTTTTAAAAATATCTCTCGCGTATGGAACATTAAAAAGTAGGTTACTGGGTTACCGTAGCTAGAAAACCATTATTTTATGCGGGTTTGAGCGGTGACCATTAAAATAAAAAAGTTGGTTACTGTAACCTAAAATCTGGTTACTGAGGTGATGTTATGACGGAAGAAGTAAGGAAATATGCCGAAAAACGCATTATAGAGAGCAACATCAGAATGGTTCCCGGACATTATCCTGAGTTTGATAATAAGGAGCAGGTGGATAGGTTCATGGAGATGTCGGCCAAGATGAGTGAATTGGCTTGCAGATCCCAGGAGGGGTTTCGGGCTAACATAATTGATTTAACAGATGTGGACTTGAACGAATATCTATCTCTGCTGGAACGTCTGAAGCGGAACAAAGAAAATGTCTCCCTGGAGCTCCTTACAACGAAGTACCAGAAATCATACGAACAGCTTAAGGAAAAGCTTGGTTCCATGACAAAAGAAATCCTTCAGGACATAGTGCTTAGTGGTTTGCAGATTGAGCAGACCCAGGCAAAGGAGAAATACACGGAGATCAATACAGCGATCAGGGAATCCGGAATCTTGGATAAGGTAAGCCATGCAGTGTTCCACCAACAAGATGCGGATCAAGTACTTGAATATGCAGGGCAGCTACGGGAGATCGTTCATCGGATTGTAAAAGGGTGTGAAGAGAATGCCAGCTAAAAAGAAAGCCATTGCTCCACAGCAGGAAAAGATTTATCTCTGCTCTATCTGCGGCAAGGATATCCATGGGGAGCACGTGTACATAAAACCCAGGCGACGGAGTGAGTTACGCATACATTTTGAGTGTATGCCAGGAAAGGGGAATAAATCATGAAAGTAAGAGTGTCAATGCCAGAGGCAAGTATTGCAATAGATTTTGAAGAAGGAAAAGCCATGGAGGTATTTGGAAAACTGAATGAGGTCCTTCTCGCAATGAAGAAAAAGGGTAAGGCTCCGGTGCCAGAAGAACCTGTTATTCAGGTTAAGACAGTTTTTGAGCCCAAAGAGAAGGATCTGCCAAAACGTGAGATCAGTCCATTTCCAACACCCGTTTGGATGGAGCCAGAAGAGGTATCAACCTCCGCGATGCCAAAATACAAAGGCTTTGTGTATATAAAATGTCCTGTGTGTGGAAAGGAAAAAGGACTTTGCATGAAAAAGGAATCAGATCACTTCCATTGTGACAGCTGCGGAAAGCGGTCAGAGTTTGAAAAGCCATTAGTCCCTTTATTTCTAAATTGTGAATGCGGCAAGAGATTTAAGTATCTTACCAACATGACGGAATCCTTGTTTGACATTAACTGCCTGGGCTGTGGTGCGCCGGTAGCTGTGAAGTGGAATGGAGACAAGCAGATTTATGAAAGCATTAAGTAGGGTGGGGAGGGTCAGCCATGAATAATAAACTTATTGATTTGAACAATCATTTATTCGCAGAGATGGAAAGACTTGGTGACGAGGAATTAAAAGGTGACAATCTGATCCAGGAGATAGAGAGGGCGAGAGCGATTACTGGGGTAGCTTCCCAGATAATTTCCAATGGATCCCTGGCTTTAAAAGCGGAGCAATTCAAAAGTGATATTGTGTCGGCAAAAGAAGCCAAGGTTCCTAAGTTTCTGGAGGGCGAGTGATGGTCTTCCGAAAGTATACCGAAGCCGAAAAGGAATTTATCAGATCCTTTGCTTTCGGTCATAGCCATCAGGAAATAACAGATGCTTTCAACGAGAGATTTGATCCGCCGATTGGGGCTAACCAGATCCGGGCATATCTTAAAAATCATAAGATACTTACCGGTCGGACAGGCTTTTTTGAAAAAGGTCATGTCCCGGCCAACAAAGGAACCCATACAGGAGGCTGGGAGCCTACACAGTTTAAGAAGGGCAATACACCTGCAAATCATAAGCCGGTAGGAACCGAGTCAGTCCGGTGCAATTATAAAAAAGGTCAGAAATACTTGTATGTGAAAGTGGCTGAACCGAACCGGTGGAGAATGAAACACATCCTTGTATGGGAAAAGCATCATGGCCCAGTGCCGAAGGGAAAAATAATCATCTTCCTGGACGGAAATGTTTTGAATACGGATATAGACAATCTTATGATGATTGATCGGAGTGTACATGCAAGAATGAATCAGCTAGGACTTAGGTCCCGAGACCCGGAAATTACACGGACCGGCGCCTATGTGGCGGAGCTGGTAACAAAGGTTTCAGAGGTAAAGAAAAGATAAACCCCATAAAAAGGGAGGGGCCGGCAAGATCGGGAAATCCTGCCGGCTGTATGAAAAAAAGTTTTATTTAAAAGGGTTATTGGCCTCTTTACATTTACTAATATACCGGAGAAATGTGACGGGAGTTTGATAGATCTGTGAAGAGTTTGTGAAAGGAGAACAGCGTGAAAGAAGACTGTAAAAGTTGTAGATATAAAAATCGGGGTAGCTTACGGTACCCGTGTAGCACCGGAGTGTACCAGATTTATCACTCACATAGATGCTTCATGTGGAGAAAGAGGGCATGGTAGCAGCGTTTGTCCGAGAAGGTTTTGAGCGGAAAAGGGGGAAAAGTTGATGGCAAAAATAAAAATGGATCATAAAATTAGCGGATATGAATGCCCGGAGTGCGGAAACGATGAGATAGAGCTTGGACAGAGCTTTTGCCAGGATTGTGGCGAACCAATTGAGTGGAAGGAGGATTATGAGTAATGGCAGAACAGAATGAAATGGATAAAGTTGTCACTCCTATGGTGGAGGATATATGCGATCACTTGTGTCGGTTCCCTAAGGCGGCTTCTGATCCGGAAGCCATGGAGGTAATATGTGCAGAGTGTCAGATGGGAAAGTATGTGTGCCTGATACTGAATACATACAATGCTGCAGACCAGCTTCAGACAGCAGCGGAGGTTGTAAGGAATGAATTCATGCAGAATGGGGACTGGTATAGGGCGCTTGTCAATTCTATCTATGGTTATCTGCGTGATACTGATGGTTCAATCCCATGGGATCGGATGGCGATAGAGTTGGCGGATCGCATTATCGGTATTGAACAGGAGAAGGAAGGCGTGAAATGCTAAAAATATTAATCATACCTGAAAATATGCAAAGAGGTAAACGTGTCCTTGATGCCATACATAGAAGAGAGACGGAACCTGTTATAAGCAGAAGAAAAAATCTGATACGAACACAAGGCGGAACGGAGTATATTGTGATACTTCCAGAAGTGCAGTACTTAATGGGGCAAAGCGCTGACCAGATTATTTTAGATTATGCTTTCGTGCATTCTCTAAAACGTGAAGTCGATGCAATTCTATGCAGGTCGTGTGTTCCGGAAGCGTTTCAGATTATAGATGATAGAAGGGTATTGATCTGTGATTGACCAAGCTTCGTTTTTGGCCGGAGAATTAGGAGAGGTAGTAGAATGAAAAACGCAGAAATTATAGCGCTCGATTTACTAACAGCTATAAAAGGCGATGACGAACTACTTGAATGTGTATGTGATTATATAGCATGTCCAAGCGAAAGAGATTGCAAGTATGACGGAGGAAAAGACCATACACCTTGTGCTGAATGCAAGATGAAATGGCTTAAGAAAGAATTCGAATAGCCAGGTAAACCAAAATCTGCATCTGTACACCGGGATGTGATCCGCGCAAACTGAGAATGCGTTTAAATGGCTGCCATGGCTCTGCGTGTACACAACCAGTAAGAGCAGCGTTAAAATAACAAACCTGAAATTAGGAGGTATTGAGGTATGGCTACAAGGGCGTTGCTGCACAAGAGTAAACTTAAAGAATTAGAAATCTGGCTGGAAAAGCAAGGGCATATGATTCTTGCTACAAGTAAAAATCCTTACGAGGTTTTGCGTGCAAGAAAGGATAAGGATACTGTGATTATATACTGCAAGCTAGAAGCGAAGGAACATTTATCTGTAATGGATAAGGACTATGCACTGATTCGTAGGTTTATAAAACAGCAGGCGAATTAGGATTTGATGGAGGTAACTATGGAGATAAAGATTGATGATGAAGAGATGCGTTTATGGGTTATAAGGCAGATTCAGAAACGAATGGGTGATCGGATTAACAGCCTAATGCGTGAATGGGATTGGGAGTGTTATATGAGAAGTGCGATTGATAAAGCAGTTAGTGAGAAAGTTACTGATGAGGAAATTAAGGGACTTATGGGAAGCATGGATAAGAGTAAGTTAATTAAGGCAATCAGTGAACACGTCGCGAATGAAATCGCTAATAGCTTGGAAAACTGAGATTTTTGTGAGGAGGGTACAGATTGAGAAAATCATCCAAAGAGCGCCGGGGACAGTATGAGCAAGCGAAGAGGATAACCCTGGCCGAGGCGGCTATAGCCATAAAATCTAAGCCTTCTATGACGTTATCAGCAACGATGCCGGCTTATACATATACAAGCCTATGCCCGGATTCGGCACGTCGAGAGCCACCGAGGTATAGAAAGGAGGCAGATCATGAAACTAAAATATCCTTATGCGATGTATGATAACGGGGAGTTTCAAGGAGAGCGCACCTCCAGGGAATGGGCAGAAATGCTGCATGTATCTGTACACCTTGTAAGGGATTATGCCCGTGAAGGTAGAGCCTACAAAGGCCGGTATACGTTCAAGGCGGTACAGGAGGACGATGTAGGGGATACGCGGCAGGTGAATGCGGATATTACGGCACTAGATCTGGCAGAATTTAAGCGGTCTTTGAAGGTCGGGGCCAAATTTGTCTACGAGAGTTTCCGCAAGGACTTTGTCAGGGGAACACGGATTGCATCTGAAAAGGTTATTGTAGTGAGGAAATATCCTCATATCGTGAAGTTGGTCAGTCTGAAAGATCCTAAACGGTCAGTGACCATGACATACATAGAGCTTTTGAGGCAGAAAAAGGACAGAATAAAAAAACATTAACTGCGGGGAGGTGATTGTTTGGATCAGGAACAGGAAAAGAATCCGAATGAAGAAAAAAAAGATTACTTAAAATCTTATAAAAAAACCAGGAATCGTTTAAATTCCTTGGAACTCCAGCTTCAGCAAATCAAGGTAGACATGGTACATGTGAGAGCTTCCCAGGGTGATGGAATGCCGAGGGCAAAGGGGGAAACTACAGATCTTTCCCGGTACATGGAGCAGATGGCAGACCTGGAGGAGTGGATCGATGATAAAAGAAGTGAGCTGATGGACAAGCAGATCAAGATCACAGCTGCCATTAATACTCTTGATGATGAAGACGAGTGCACGATCATGACTGAAAAGTATCTAAACGGTAAGACGTGGGAACAGGTTGCGGAAGATAATGGTTTTGCTTGGATGACTATGCATCGAATCCATGGCAGAGCATTAAAAAAGATAAAATTGGAAAAATTGGGATAGAATGGTACAGTCGATCTGTGTTATAGTGTAAACAAGAAATTGGGCTTCCGAGAGGAGGCCCTTTTTAAATCCCGACAGGAATTTTGTTATCATCAATTGAAAAGGAGATGGTAACATGAATAGTTTCATAAGTTGGATAGGTGGTAAAAAGCTTTTACGCAAAAAGATCCTGGAGCAGTTTCCAGATCCGGATTCCTTTAAACGATACATTGAGGTATTTGGGGGAGCCGGTTGGGTTTTGTTTGCAAGTAATAAACATGCAGCAATGGAAGTTTTCAATGATGCAAACGGTGAGTTGATTAATCTATACCGAATTGTGAAGCATCACCCGGAAGCTTTACAAAAGGAACTGGAGTGGCTGCTGTTGTCTAGGGAGCAGTTTTTTGATGAACTTAACCGGAATACCAGAGGCATGACAGACATTCAGAGGGCGGCCCGTTTCTATTGCCTGATTAAAGAGAGCTTTGGTGCAGATTGTAAATCGTTTGGTGTTAGAACCAGGGACATGCAGAAAGCGGTTGATTATCTCAAAGATGTATCTGACCGGTTGAATCGGGTAGTTATTGAAAATCAGGACTTTGAGCGATTGATAAAGACTTATGATCGTCCAGAGGCTTTGTTTTATTTGGATCCGCCTTATTACGAAGCAGAAAAGTATTATCCGGATCGTTTTAATCCAGAGGATCACAAGCGGCTGTGTGAGTGCCTTGGTGGCATTAAAGGCAAATTTGTTTTGTCCTATAACGATTGTCCCCGGATCAGGGAGCTGTATGAGGGGTATACGCTTGTTGAGGTTGAACGGGCGGACAATCTTGTTACCAAGAGCGAAAGCCGAAAATATAAAGAGCTTATTATCAAAAATTTCTAATTGCACAGGGCTGCCAGGTGTAACAGCTTGGTGGCTGATTGAAAATAATTTATATAAGGTATCAAAGATTATCACGGTACAAGTCGAAACTTTATATCATATTGGTATGATGGTAAACACTTACGACATATTTATTCATAGTCAATTGTTCATACAGAGCCTCCTATTTTTGAAACACCTGTCATGGTTATGCTGTGATGGGTGTTTCCTTTTGGGCAATTTGGGCGTATGATAGAAGAAAAGCAAAGGGAAGAAACGCATGTATATTTTGGGTTTTCTTTGTTACTTTGCACCTATAGCGGTAATTATCATAATTTTAGCGATAATCAATAGTTAAGAGACGGTCAATCTCGTCTCTTTTTTAATGTAAAAAACAGCCAGATTGGAAGGTGAGGTGGTTGGCTCGTGGACATGAAAACTTAATCCCTTTTAATAAACGAACAGAGGTTGAACAGAGGAGAATTGCATCAGCGGGTGGAAAAGCCTCTGGCGAGGCCAGGCGGAAAAAGGCTGACTTCCGAAAGACGTTGAATGCCCTTCTCACTGCTGAGATAGATAGCCCTGAATGGTCCCCGGTCCTAGAAGCTCTGGGACTTGATAGTACCCTGGAATCGGCGGTTAATGCTGCTATGATTATGAAGGCTGTGAAAGGTGATGTGAGGGCCTATGAAGCCATTGCCAAGTACTCCGGACAGTCTGAAAAGACGGATACGGATCAGGAAGAACAGCAGATACGAATGGCAGTGTCTAAGGCTAAGATGGGCGTTGATGATGAGGGGGAAGTGGAGGACGATGGTTTCCTTGATGCATTAAGCGGATCAGCCGGTACAGATTGGGAGGATTGGGAAGAAGATGAGGACGAGGAAGAAGAGACCGGTATTTAAGTTTCAACCCTTTTCCCGCAAGCAGAGAATGGTTCTGAACTGGTGGACAAAGGACTCTCCGGTTAAGGACATGGACGGCATTATCGCAGATGGTGCGATCCGATCAGGTAAAACAGTGTCAATGTCCCTATCTTACGTCATGTGGGCCATGAGCTCATTTAATGGACAGGATTTCATCATGGCGGGTAAGACAATTAGTTCCTTTCAGCGTAACGTACTTACGACATTAAGGTCAATGTTAAGCAGTCGAGGGTACAAGCATGTTTATCATATATCTGGTGAGACGCCAAACATGCTGGAAGTGACGAGGGGAAAAGTTACCAACTATTTTCATATATTTGGTGGAAAAGATGAAGGATCACAGGAGCTGGTACAGGGACTTACGGCAGCCGGGGTATTCCTTGATGAAGTGGCACTTATGCCGGAATCCTTTGTCAATCAGGCAACCGGGCGTTGTTCTGTCAAAGGATCAAAGTTTTGGTTTAACTGCAACCCTTCAGGACCTATGCACTGGTTCAAGATCGGCTGGATAAACAAATCCATCGGGTATCTTGGTAGAAAGAAAGCCGAGGAACTGATCGCCGCCGACAAGGAAGTTAAGAACATCTTATATTTGCACTTCACTATGGATGACAACCTTTCCCTGGACGAAGAAATCAAGAAGAGATACCGCAGCATGTATGCCGGTGTCTTTTTTTTGCGTTATATCAAGGGTTTGTGGGCAGTGGCCGAGGGCCTTATCTATACCATGTTTACCAAGTCGGCCAATATCTACAACGATGAGACACGACCCAAGGGATTGGAGTATTTATCAACCCGCACGATCGCCCTGGACTACGGAACTACGAACCCCTGCGTATTCCTGGATATTTACGACGACGGGGACACCATCTGGGTAGATCGGGAGTATCGGTGGGACAGCCGGGTAGAAAAGGAAGGCCAGAAAACAGACAGCCAGTACGGTGCTGATATGGTGGTCTTTATGGGTGACAATCCGGATCTACAATGTGACATTGTAGCGGATCCATCGGCGGCCAGCTTTATCGTAGAACTGAAAGGCCGGGGCTACATTGTAAAGCCTGGGGATAACGAAGTTGAAGACGGGATCCGGGTGGTTGCAGCCCTGTTTCAATCTGGAAAGATCAAGGTGCATGAACGCTGTGCAGGATTAATCACGGAGTTGCGGTCATATGTGTGGGACGATAAGGCGGCGCAGCATGGAGAAGAGAAGCCAGTCAAACAACTAGATCATGGTCCTGATGCCCTAAGATACTATTGCATGACAAAGTTACCGAAATGGAGGAGGAATGTTCAATGATATTAGCTTGTTTGACTGGAGTCTGGTTGCTTATTGATTTATTAATGGCATGGCAGTGTTGCAAAAAGAAAGATACTTGTGGAACCATACTCTGGTGTACTTTTGCGCTGCTTATGGCAAGGTTAGTATAGGAGGAGCTTATGGCAAGACCAAAACGAAACCGTCCGCAGAGAGAGCGGGCAGAAAATAGAATACAGGTGAACGATGCTTTTTCAAACCCGATCGCACGGTTAGGCTACGGAACGCAGGATCTTTTACAGGCCACACAGTACCCGCTTACCCGCATGACGCAGAATTACCAGCTGCTTACAAGCCTGTACCGAGACAACTGGATTATCCAGAACATCATATCGACCATTCCGGAGGATATGATCCGCAAGTGGTATACAGTGAAGAGCAACGCAGCACCGGAGTACATTGACGCCCTGCAACGCCTTGAAAGAAAGGTGCATCTGCGAAAGTCACTCCTGGAGGGAATGTACTGGGGCAGGCTTTATGGTGGAGCTGCAGCGATCATCATGGTAAGAGGCCAGGACGATCTATCACAACCTTTGGACTACGGCTTGATTCTCCCCGGCACGTTCCTGGGATTGCAGATCCTTGATAGATGGAGTGGCATCTACCCAGAGATGGGAATTGTTACAGATCCGTCTGATCCTGATTTTGGGCTGCCTGCTTACTATACGATCAGGGACGAGGAAAGCGGAGTCCTGGTATCCAAGGTGCATCATAGCAGAGTGATACGATTCACAGGCAGGGAACTTCCTTACAATGAGAAGATCGCAGAGCAGTATTGGGGAGAATCGGAAATTGAAGCCATATACACCGAAGTCGTCAAGAGGGATAATGTTTCTTCTATCATTGCAGCGCTTACGTTCCGGGCCAACGTGAACTACATGGAAACGGATTCCATGGATCAAATGCTTGCAGTTAATAATGCAGAGGCTCAACGTCGGTTCTGGCAGACAATGCAGGCCCAGAGCGTACTGGAAAGCAATTTTGGAACCCGCTTGGTAAACAAGGGTGATGTTATGCATAACACCCAGTACACCTTTACCGGATTACCAGACGTTTACGACCGGGTGATGATGGACGTTGCGGGAGCTGCCAGAACGCCAGTGACAAAGCTGTTCGGACGTTCCCCTGCCGGTATGAATGCTACCGGGGAAAGCGACATGAATAACTATTACGATTACATTGACGGTCTGCGGGAAAATCAGTTTCGGCCATTGCTTGAAAAGATCCTTCCAGTTATGCTGCTGTCGGCTTGGGGCGCCGTTCCTGATGATCTAGACATTGACTTCCCACCATTGCAGACGCCAGAATCCAGTGAGATTGCTGACATTGCAGAGAAGAAAACACAGTCTATCATGGCGGTATACCAGGGTGATCTGATCGACGCTGCTACCGCTCAGAAGGAGCTTAAGGCCCTGTCTGATGAAACTGGTATGTACAGCACAATTTCCGACGAGGCCATAAAGCAAGCGGAAGGAAAGACATATTCAGATTACAAGGCAATGCAGGATCCACTGGCAGGGTTTACGCTTCCGAGGACTTTTGAGGAGGTTGACGAGTAATGCCGCAGATGATACGGCCTCCTGGTAGCAAGGATGAAACGGCTTACCTTAGGGTGTTGTTCCTAAAGACAGAGCAGAGGTTGATTGCAGAGATAAACCGGAAGCGCAGCCAAGGCTATGTTGATTATGCAGAGGTGGCCGCCTTAAACAGGACACAGCAGATCCTCCAGGAAATGGTGGACGAGAGCTGGAGTTACGTCCCAACCATGATAGAAAAGATATTCTATAAATCCGAAGCTGCAGCCAATGGGTATAAGAATGCTGCAGGACTTACGGCTTCTCAGTTAGGAATTGTGCAGCAATTATCCAATAACCTGCTGGGTGATATCGTAGAGGCTTCTGTCACGGCACAGAAAAATATAGAAGACTCTTTTCGGATCGGAAGGCGAGAAGCTGATAAGGTGAGAGAGGCGGCTTTGAAATCAGTAGCAGAGGCAAGAGCTGCAGGGTACGGTTCACAGAAAGCAGCGGTCAGTATGGCCCGTGAATTACAATCCGCAGAAATAACAGCCTTTACCGATAAAGCCGGACGTAATTGGGGATTACAAGATTACTGTAACATGGCTACCAGGGCAACAGCTAGGCAGGCTGAAATATCCGCTATATTGACAGCAGATCCTGACCATGATTTATACCGTATCGTTAAGATCGGCAGCACCTGCCCTATATGTGCACCTCTTGAAGGAAGGGTTTACAGTCGGTCCGGTACAAATCCGGATTATCCCCCATTGGCTTCTGCTTTTGGTAAGATTGATCCTAATGGTAGCAATGACCTAAGCAATACATACCTAAATATCCACCCGAACTGTCTTCATGCATTGGTCAAGTACACCACCATCGGAAAAAGCGAGGCACAGATCCAAAAGGATAAGGACTTTTCCAGTTTTGAGAAGAATCCTGTTACTGTGGACCCGAGAAGCAAAAAGCAGATCGAGGCTTATAAGGAGAAGGTTAGAAATCGCCAGAAGTTGCTCAGTGATTATAAGCAGCATGAACGGTACCGGGCGATACTTGGAAATGATGTACCGAAAAGCTTTGAAAAGTTCCGGAAATTAAAGTATAATGGTGGTGAGGGCTGGAAGAGTGCGCAGGCGCTATACCGTAAGACAAATGCTTACAACAAGATAATCCTTAAGGAACCGGCTATCACTGCTGACCTGGCGCAGATATCCAAGGATACCGGAGTGCCTATGTCGGGTCTGGAATACCGGCTAAAAGCAAAAGATTCCTTTCTGCGAAAGGTGGGAACAGAAAGCGAACACAGCCTAGATCCCCAAAGGATAAAGGATGTAATTACCTCCACGAATGATGTGATACGTTATACCTACCAGGATAATCCTTTAACGCTTGTAAATTCATATAAGAATATTACGGGAGCATTACAAGGAAAAGGATATGAACTAGTAAGAGTAAAGAATTTCTGGCACAATAAAGGGAATCCTTATAACGGCATTAATTGTACGTTTAGAATGCGAGATCCGAAAGGAAAAGGGTATCAAGACTTTGAGGTACAATTCCATACACCTGAAAGCTATGGGGTTAAGGATCGAATGCACAAGGATTATGAAGCGTGGAGGCTGTTAAGTGCTTCTTCTCCTGAAGCTATTGCACTTAGAAAAAAGATGATGGAACAGTCACGAGGTATGGAGATACCAGCCAATATCGAAGAGGTGAAAAATAAATGAGTGTAACATATTATCGCATTAAGGATTTGGGTTTATTGGGAAAAGAAGAGGATTACATTCCCTATTTGTATAAGCCGGGCAAAGGCTGGGTTGTGGATAATGATAATATCTTGATGGATAGGGTTATGGGATTCGATGATTCAGAGCCGGATAATTCACCATACAAGATTGGTAATTCAAGCACCATGGACCTCGTGAAAGAGATCAGCCAAAAAGAAGCAGATAAGATCATAGCAAATTTGTAGATACCATCGGTCAGAAAAATGACTGGTGGTATTTTTGTACCCTAAAAAGTTGTGATATCACAACAGAAAGGAAATGGAATGCTTGCATATTATGGATACACCATAAGCCCTAACCAGATTGAAACTGGCGAGGGCTTTTTAATTTGCCGGAATGTTCCTATTGCCCGAACCGGGAGTATGGACTACCTGGAAAGTGAATTGAACCCAGCGGGCAGCTCCACCAAGAGGGTTAAGGTGTTGCGCTCTCCGGAAGAAGTGTTTTCCCCTGCGGCATTATCCAGCTTTGAGGGGAAACCCGTAACCAACGAACACCCACCAGAGCTACTTACCCCAGAAACATACAGTCTTTATGCAAAGGGCCACGCCCAGAACGTAAGGAAAGGCGAGGGACCGTGGGAGGGCCATATGGTGGCTGACCTGCACGTTCAGGATGAAACCCTGATCCGAGAAGTGCAGGAGGGTAAGAGGGAGATCAGCTGCGGCTATGAATGCAGTTACTCTGATAATGGAGATGGAACCTATTCGCAACACGACATCCGGGGAAATCATGTGGCAGTAGTCACAAGGGGCCGGGCTGGTAAAAATGTTGCGATCTTAGATTCAGTAAAACAGATGGAGGCCGACAGGCCAGAAAGGAAAGATATTATGAAAAAGAGTTCATTGTTTAAGTTGTTTGCAAGAGCGGCTAAAGATGCCTCCCCGGAGGAGTTGGAGACCATGGCCGCCGATGCTGCGGAGGCATTAGAAGGAGAAACGAAAGTCAAACCGACAACACTTCCTGCAAAGGAAGAAGTAAAGGACTTTTCCAGCATGGATGCAAAATTGGATAAGCTTATTGAATTACTGTCTGCCAAGAAAGAGCCGGAAGTCGATCAGGATCCGCTGAAAGGCCTGATTAAGGCACTTACAGGAGGAGAAGAGGAATCGGCTCCCGGTGCGGAAGCAAAAGTGATTCCCGCGGAGGAGCTTGACAAGGCTACTGGCACAGCAGATAAGGCCATTATGGCTGAGGTTATTAAACAGCTCCGCCCGGTAATTGCTGGAATCAAAGATTCTGCCGACAAAAAAGCTGTCACCGATTCGCTTATCGCCTGTTTAACGGATAAGGATTCTGTGAGCGATATTGCAAAGATCGCAGCGGCTACCCAGAAAAATGCTGCAAGACTGGCAGATAAACAACCGGGCATAGATCTGGACGCTTGCCAGTCTGCTTATGATGCTATGAACCCACACAAGAACGGAGGTAAGAAATAATGAGAGGACAGGTAATTGGAAAGAGTATGACACACGGTTACGCCGGAGATTATTCCAGGCAGCCAGATATGATTATTGACACGCATCCGCTTGGAGGCACTGGTGCTGTAAAGTTTGGTACGCCTTTGGTCTATGATAGCGAAAGCAATGTGGTAGCTTTTGGTGCCAGTAATATTGCTGTTGACTTTGTAGGCGTGGCTTCCAGGGAATTTAAGTCGGCAACGTCTTATCTTTCCCAGTCAGCGGGACAGTATGAACCAGGAGAAGCAACAAGCACGTTTAAGCGTGGGTGCATTAATGTGCTTTGCAAAGTGGGAAGCCCTAAACTTGGTGGTAAGGTATATATCCGAACAGAAGCAAATGCAAGCTTTCCTACTGGTGTAGTTGGTGGTTTTGAGGCTGCAGAGGATACTGGAAAAACAGTGGCGCTTACTAATTGCGAGTGGCGTGGAGAAAAGGATGCAAACGGTGTGGCAGAAATCAGGATTTTATCCTGTAACAGAGCATAAGGAGGACAAATCAATATGAAATATCAGAATATGGGAACATTTGATGCGGGCGTGGTGAGTGCCCCGTCAACAGGAGCTGCGGCTCCACAGAAATTTCAGACCATGGATGCGGCGGCGATCGCAAACGGTGGAGCCTTCCTGCAGTCTGAACTTGAAAAAAGAGATAATATGATCCGGCAGCCCCTTACCAGTTTTACATATGGCCGTGATCTCCCTATCCGTGTCGGTGGTGGCTGGGCTGAATACGTTTCTGCCATGAACGTGGAATATGGAGTTGCTGGAGGTAGTGAGGACGGTCCGGTCCATGCAGGTGGGGCCAATGGAATCCCGATGGTGCAGGCTAATTTTGACAAGGAGCTTTTCAAAACTCACATTTTCAGTGTTGGATTTCGGGTTGGTTTCGTAGATATGCAGCGTGGAAACATGACTGGGCGCAGCTATGATAGTATTTTAAGAGATGGCGTCAGAATGACCTATGATAAGCATATGGATGCCAATGCTTACGTTGGCATTAAAAGGTACGGATCTACCGGACTTATTAACAATCCAAACGTAACCACTGCAAACGCAGCCTCGACCGGGACAGGTAATTTGACTACGTTTAAGAGCAAAACTCCCAATCAGATCCTGCAGGATATCAATGATGCTATCCTTGCAGTATGGGCGACAGCAGAATATGACAGGGAGGCGATTCCCAATCACATCCTGATGCCTTATGAGCAGTTTAATTACCTTGCAACAACAAGAGTTTCTGAGCTGGCAGAAAAGACGATTCTCACATTCCTTCTGGAGAACAATGTCTCTAAACAGAACGGAACGGAGCTTTATATTGGGGGAGCGTCCTGGTGTAAGGGATCCGGCGCAGGCGGCACTGATCGCATGGTGGTTTACATTAATACAGAGCGCTATGTTGCTATGGATGAACTGGCACCGCTTAACCGGGCCATGACACAGCCAAATGCGTCTCATCTCTGCTATGACACTGCATACCTGGCCAACCTGTCCGAGGTGCAGATGTTCTATGAAAACATCATGCGCTACGTTGACGGAATTTAGGAAGGAGCTTTTATGTTTGTAAACAGTAAAAAGAATTTTGAAATCTGCGAGGGAGAAAAGAAGTTTAGTATTCCTCGTGATTTTATTGGAGAGGTCCCGGCCTGGGTTGCTAAGCACTGGCTGGTGCTTGCCGCCATTAAAGACGGGTCCATTGCCACTCCTAAAGGAAAGAAAGATAAAGCACTAGAGCAGGCGGATGGGGAAGCCGAGGTAAAGGCGGACGCCGCCGACAAGCGGGAAGAATAAGGAGGATACGGCATGTCTGAGCAGTTTCATGGTTTAATGTCCGCAGCGGCCAACATGCCGCAACCGGGTGAGCTTGGAACCTATACGAAGGATATGTTCCTGATTGATTTTCCTCAGTTCACAAAAAAGCAGATCATCCAGGGAGAGGAACCAGAGAACCAGGTCATAAGTCTGGTTCCCGATCCTATGCTGCAGGTATTCATTAATAACGCAAATGCAAGTATTTTGCCCAGCCGGTACGGCGAGATATGGAGGTATGCAGCTGGGCTTTATGTGGCCCACTTTTCTGCGCTATACTTGAAAACTTACTCTGACGGATCCGCAACTACGGCCAGAGCTGCTGCAACAGGTCAGCAGACCGGACTTGTAAAAGAGGCTACCATGGGAGACACGACAATCAGTTATGATAATGAGGCCATCACAGAGGCAAGCGCAAAGTGGGGGGCCTGGAACGCTACTCAGTACGGCCAGCAGCTTGTGACCATGGCCCGCATGATCGGAATGGGAGGAATGTATGTTATTTGATAATCCTATCTTTGAAAACTGGTATACTGATTCCATGAGCATTTCCAGGAATGTCCCTTATAAGGTTGGGAATATCGATAAAAAGAAGCGTGAGGAAGTGCACAAAGATATTCCGTGCCGGGTCTACAGTACAAAGAGGAATGGTCCTTCTTGGAAGGAGACAGCGGCCACAGCTACAGCCACAGATAAAGTGGCCTGTGATGTGTCGGTGGATTTAAAGGCAGGGGATATGCTTATGATTGTGAGAGGCGGACTCTTAGGAAGCAATCGAGAACCTGAGCGGTACTTTGCCGGACTTCCGCAGCCTTATTATGATCCGGTGGGCGGAGTTCTTTCCGGACTGGAGCATCAGGAAGCCGTTCTTTTAATGGACGAAGTGATCAAGTAGGGAGGAATTAAGATGTCAACCTTTGGTCAAGCAACCAGAAAGCGCTTGGAACAGCTCCGGAAGCAGGGGCAGAACGTACCTAAGATCATGGAGGAGGTTATGGAGGGGGCCACGATCGCAGCGGTAGAACGGGCTACGGAATTGACTCCGCCAAACGGATCCACTATATCCGGAACCGGAACCCGATCAGGAGACATGGCGCAGGCATGGGAGCTGGATAGCATTACAAAGCCGGTAATGACTGGTGGGAGCGTACGGACCACTCTTGCAAACAACTTGCAGTACGCTTCCTATGTAAATGATGGCCATCGAATGGATCAGCACTTTGTACCGGGTCTAATCATAAATGGCAATATGCTTGAAAAGGTGGATCCTAAGTTGGGTGGTATTACGGTGGGAACTAATACGCCTTATGTAAAAGGAAAGTATATGAAGCAGGCAGCCATAGGGCGCTATAAAAATGTTGTGAGGCGGGAACTTGATAAGCGAGTGAAGGAGAATTTTAAATGACATTTACGCTTACACAGTTAGTAGACTCCATAAGTGGAGCTTTGAAAGAAAGCTATCCAGATATCTCAGTATATAGTAATCCAAATCAGCAGGGGACAGATGTTCCTTGTTTTTTTATATTCTTCATGCCAACCGAGACAGAAAATCGGGTAGGTCGCCGTTTTATGCGGAACGTCGGAATTGATGTGATGTATCTGATTGAAAGAAACGATCCGGATGTGCATGATCAGCTGGTGTCTGTTGCGGATCAGCTGGACTATGCTCTGGAATTTATTCCCTATGAGGACGGAAAGCTACGGACCTATGACCGGGAATGGAAGATTGACGATGGGGAGCTGCATTATCAGTTCACCGTTAAGGCCATCGTTTCTCACCCGGACAATACGCCCCCGATTAAATCAGTAGAATCCTATGAAGGAGGTATAAAACAGGATGCCAATTAGGAATATGCCAGTTAAGTATAAAACAGAATCTCTGCTTAAGTGCAAAGCTTTTGCAAGTTATCAGCAGGATTTTGCGAGGGCACTGCTCCCTGATCCGGAGTATTCCCTGGAAGAAGCAAAGGAAATATTAGATAAATTTTTTGGAAAGAAGGAGGGAAAATAGATGGCCGGAGGAACTTGGACCAGTCAAAACAAAAAACAGCCGGGCGTGTACATCAATGTTAAGTCAAACATGACACGGGGTGTCAGTGCAGGAGATCGTGGTATTATTGCGATTTGTGAGCCGTTATCCTGGGGCCCGGAAGGAGAGCTCATGACGATTAATATCAGTGATGATTTTACTCCATTCATCGGATATGATTCTACAAATAGCAAGGCGATTTTTTTAAGAGAGATTTTTAAAGGCAGTGGGCACACAAGAGGGCCTGTTAAGGTCATGTTATACCGTCCAGCCACAACGGGTTCGGCAAAAGCTAAAGCAACCATTGAAACGCTTACAGTCACTGCAAAGTACAATGGCGTTAGGGGTAATGATATTTCAGTTTCCCTTGTTGCGGATCCTGATAATGAAGGGAGCTTCACTGTACAGACCATTGTTGACGGAGCTGTAAAAGACACACAGGCCGGTAAGACCATTGCTGATTTGAAGAGCAATGACTGGGTTGTATTTTCCGGAACCGGAGATTTAGCAGCCTGTGCAGGAACAGCCCTTTCAGGAGGCGTAGACGGAACCGTAAACAGTGCGGCCTATTCTACATTTTTGATAGCCTTAGAACCCCACACCTTTAACATACTGATCTATGATGGTTCTGACAGCACTGTACAGGCTGCTTATGTGGCCTTCATTAAACGGATGCGGGATAACCTGGGTAAGAAGTGTCAGGCTGTTATGGCGGGCGTTGAGAGCGATTCTGATGCTGTTATTTCAGTAAAGAATGGAGTGGTACTGTCAGATGGAACCACACTCACCCCTCAGCAGGCATCTTGGTGGGTTGGCGGAGCAGAAGCCGGAGCGAATTACAGTGAATCCTTGGTATACGCGCAGTATCCTAACGCCGTGAATGTTTCTCCCCGTCTGACAGCTGCTGAGATTGATGATGCATTGAGCAAAGGCCAGATCGTATTTTTCGAAGAGTTTGGCAGCGTAAAAGTAGTATCAGACATTAATACTCTAACCACTTATACGCCGGAAAAAGGTGAGGCATTCAGCTTTAACCAGGTGATCCGCACCTTAGACACCATTGCGAACGACGTTTACAAGAACTTTTCGCAGAATTACATAGGTAAAATCCCAAACAATGTAGCCGGAAGGGACCTGCTAAAGGCTTGGATCGTTGGATATTTGAATGAGATCCAGGCAAACGGAGGTATTCAGAACTTTGTTGCAGATGATGTAGTGGTGGAAACTGGAGAGGCGATCAATGCGGTGGTCATAACGTTGGCGATCCAGCCGGTGGCAGCCGTTGAAAAGATTTATATTACAGCAACCCTTACAGATTAACATGGAGGTAGAGTATGTCATTTTTATTAGAACAGGATGCTTTAAACGGTAAGGCTGGCCGGGCCTTTGCTGTGATTGATGGCCGAAATGTGGAAATGTTCGGCTTAAAGAAGATGCAGGCCGACGCTGAGTTTCAGGAAGCGGATTTTACTGTGGTAGGCACTAACTTGGTGCAGAAGAAAACCAAGGGTGTAACTTTGACAGGGAGCTTTACAATTTATTACGGGACACCTGAGTTCCTTAATATGTTAAAGACTTATTTAAAAACAGGTAGGCTGCCCTATTTTACTATTCAGATTACAAACGACGATAAGGGAACGACGGTGGGGGCTCAGACTGTAGCCCTTTATAACGTCAAGCTTAGCAAACTTCCCATCGCGATATTGGATGATAGTGTGGATTACCTGAGCATGGACGTTTCATTTAGTTTTACCAACGTAGAAATATTGAACGCATTCGGAGCCCCGGCACAGCTGGGAGAATAGGAGATTTTATGAGCGCATTAAAAGCATTTTTACAGCCACCGGTGACAAATGTAACAAAAAAAGTTATTATATCTGATCGTTTTAAAGATGATGAGGGCAAGCCGGTACCATTTGTAATTAAGACCATAACCCAGAAAGAAAATGAAAATCTGGCACGCATGAGCAGGAAGGTGTCAAGCGTAAAGGGTAAGCCTGTTGAGAGCTTGGATAATATTTTATATACCAAGAGACTGATTCTTGCCTGCGTCCAGGAGCCAGATCTTAGTGATCAGGAAGTTTGCAGGCATTACGGCACAGAGGATCCGTTAGAGGTTCCTTCCCAGATGTTGAGCATTGGGGAGTATGGTCGATTGTCTGAGGCCATTATGGAACTAAATGGAATGAAAGATCCGGAGGAGAAACTGGAAGAAGCAAAAAACTCCTAAACGGGGAAGATATGGACGTGCAATTGGCATACTATTTGTTTGCCAATCATGGTCGCTTCCCCAGTGAGATCGTGGATTTATCAGAAGACGAAAAAATATTAATGTACCAAATGGCAGTGAAAGAAATTAGTAACCGACCCAAGAGGTAAAGGAGGAACCATGGGAGAGATAAGAGAAGAGTTTATACTAAGCGATCAGTTCAGCGCATCTTTTTCCAAGTTCCTTGATCTTGGAAATTCTGCGGTAAGTCAGATGCAGCGCATTGACCAATCCGTTACAAGAACGGAAATGATCATGCGTCGGTCCATTGGTGGAGCCGCCGGCGCAGTTATTGCAAACATGAGACAGATCAGTGATTCTGCTAATGAGATTTCTACATCCGGATTCGACCGCTTGGAGGCACAGCTGATTAAGATTGCCAATAATACCTCTAAGGCGGCCAGGGAGCAGGATAATCATAATAAAAAAGTAAAAGAGACTAACAATTCAGCTGGCAAGTTGCTCTCTACTATAAAAAGAGTAGTTGTGGCTGCCGCGGGGTTTAAGATGGGAAAAGAATTGTTTGATTTGTCTGATGAAATGACACAGACAACCGCCCGGCTTAATCTTATGAATAAAGGGTTTCAACCTTCTGAAGGCGGCACTGGCAGTCAGGAAAATGAAGTTTTAAATAATAGCCTCCAGGAAACGGAGCGGATTCAAGAACTCATTTATCAGTCGGCGCAAAGGACAAGAACCAGTTACCTTGATACGGCGGATGTTGTTGCAAAGCTGGGACAAAGGGCAGGAGATGCTTTTTCCGGAAGTGATGAAGTTCTTGCTTTTGCTGAAAACCTCAACAAACAATTTAAAATTGCAGGCGCAAGTCAGCAGGAGATTGCTTCTGCTTCTTTACAGCTTACTCAGGCGTTGGGGTCTGGTGTTCTGCGTGGTGAAGAATTAAATGCAGTATTTGAGGCGGCACCCAACGTAATACAGACCATTGCTGATTATCTGGGTAAGCCAATAGGCGAAATTAGGGGACTTGCTTCTGATGGTGCTATTACTGCTGATATTGTTAAAAATGCAATGCTGAGCGCTACGGATAGTATCAATGAACAGTTTGAAAGTATCCCCATGACCTGGGCTGAGGCATGGACCATGGCCAAGAATGCAGGAGTCAATTCCATGGATGAAGTCTTGGCTAAAATGAATGAATTTTTGAATAGTGACACGGGCCAAAAGGCACTGGAAGGAATCATTGGCACGTTTGATATTCTGGCTGATGTTGCGGGCGGAGCGATTGACATGCTGGCCACAGGAGCTGGTTTCGTAGTTAATAATTTGGATCTCATTTTACCAGTGCTTGCAGCCATCGGAATAGGGTTTGGGATTGCAAAAGCGCAGGCCATAGCCACGGCATTAGCAAGTGTGGGAGGTGGATTGGCTACGGCAGCGGCCTGGGCAGTAGCCAACTGGCCGATTATATTATTTGTGGTTCTGTTGGCGAGTGCATTGATAGCCGCTCAGCAATTTGGATTTGGTATGGAGGAAGTTGGTGGCTGGGTGGGTCAGGTCTTTGGAATGATTTATGCAGTCGGGTATAATATTTTTGCCACCCTTTGGAATGTAATAGCTTCCTTTGCTGAGTTTTTTGCAAATGTGTGGAATGACCCATTAGGGGCAACGGTCAGGCTTTTTACAGATGTCTTTGATTCGATCCTTGGTATCGTGGAAACAGTTGCGGGTGCAATCGATGCGCTGACCGGGAGTGATCTTTCGTCTGTCGTCTCTGGTTTCCGTGATAAGGTTGGGTCTTGGGTTGATGAAAACTTTGGCGAAAATGCAATCAAGATAAAAAGAATGAGTACCCTTGATGTTAAAGGTACCGCAGCGGCCGGTGGAGAAATAGGGGCTAATCTGGGGAAAAAAATGGACAATATGAATTTCAGCCTTGATTCAATCACCGGAAAGCTGGGTGATCTTGGCGGCTCGTATGGTATGGGGGATATCGGTAATGTTGGGAAGGTAGGCAAAGTAGGCAAGATTGAGGAGGAAGTGAATATTGCTGATGAAAATATTAAACTTCTCAGGGATTTATCGGAACGTCAGTATGTAGCACTGGTCAACCTGACACTACCTCAGACGAATCTTTCCGTAAGGCAGAATGTTACAGGTGGCGGCGGTTCCGATATTGACGCCGTACTCAGCGCGTTAAGCAATGTATTGGGGGCACAGCACGCTTCCAGTAGCAATGTTGTTATAGGATAGGAGGATTCATGAGAAATAAGTACAAATTTTTCGTAGATCTCGGCGGAGATACTATAGAGTTTCCTGTCAATCCAAAAGAATACACTGTCTCATATCCTGCTGATCACAAGACATTTAATATTTTAGACATTGGAGAGATAGTTATTCCCAGGCTGCCTTCCTTGATGGAGGTGTCCTGGGAATCTTATTTCCCGGGAAATGAAGACGATCCGCTAATTTATGGACATGATTGGACGGAGCCAGGAGATTATGTTGAGGCCATAAAAGAAGCCATGGACAATAAAGAAATATGCGACATTGTGATAACTCGGTACGATACCAGGGGTAGCCGTATGTATGATACAAATATCAGTGCGGTGATAGATAACTTTGAGACAACGGAAAAAGGTGGGGAAGCTGGTGACGTGTATTATAAGATTAAATTTAAAGAATACCGGGACTTTGCTCCTATTAAAATCGTACTTCCGAAACCAGAGGCGTCTACAACCGGAGCCGTTCAGATTGAAGAACAGCCAAGGCCACTATCAGCAGCCCCAGAATTGCGTGTAGGGGCTTCAGTCATTGCAAACGGCATCTATTTCAGCAGCAGTTACGGAGATAAGCCTACCGGTACAGCCAACAACTTAACAACAACAGTTTCAAGGATTATTCCAGACGCTTCCAGGCCCTATCCGATATTGATAGGTGGGAGTCGTGGTTGGATTAAGGCAGATCAGTTGCAGGTGACCGGGTGAGCCACAAACTTCTAATTTATAATGCTGAGTCTAATACAATGTATGATTATGCCCCCATTACCCAGAAAGTCACTTACACCACAAATAGGAATGGTAGTGCGGGAAAACTGACATTTTCTTTTCTGCAGCAAAAACCTATCAATCTTACGGAAGGTGCAAAAGTTCAGTTTTATGTTGATGGGAAAGAAATTTTCCTGGGCTTTGTGTTTATTACAGAGCAGGACCGGTGGGGTGTTGTTTCAGTTACGGCTTATGATCAGCTGCGATACCTAAAATCCAATGCCAGTTATTGCTTTGTTGGAAAGAAGCTAGGTGAGATCATTCAGCAAATTGCAGCCGATATGCAGCTTCAGATAGGGACCTTGGAGGACACCGGCTATACGATCCCCACTCTTACAAAGGAAAATACGGAATGTCTTGATATCATCGAATATGGCTTACAGGTAACTCAGTACAACACTGGAAGAGCCTATGTTTTTTATGACGATTTTGGAAAGTTGAGCCTGCGGGAGGCTAAGAATATGATGTCCGATTTTTTGATTGGCAATGGCAGCGTTCTGACGGAGTATACATATAAATCCGATATTGATACCGAAACTTATAACCAGGTGAAGCTTGTTCGGCCTAACAAGAATACCGGTCAGGGAGATACTTACGTATTCAGCGACAGCTCTACCATAAAAAAATGGGGGCTCCTGCAGAAGTACGAAAAGGTAGATGAAAACCTGAATGAAGCGCAGATCAACCAGCAGGGAAACATCATGATGGCTTATTATGACAGGGTACTTAAAACAATATCAGTTGATGGAGTCGCTGGTATACCGGGACTTAAGGCTGGAGCCATGACAATGTTTAAGATTAAAGATGTTCCAGAGCTATCAAATGGGCTCTTTTTGCTTCTGAATAAAGTACAACACACCTATTCAGACGAAGAGCACACAATGAAAATCGACGCTAAAATCATAAATATTTAGAGAGGGTAATATTGCATGGAAATAATTGAACAGTTAAAGATCATTATAAATGACACCGTGAAGGCCATGGATTTGCTGTCTACTGGATATGCAACTGTGATTAGAACATCGCCCCTAACCTTAAAAATACTTGCCACTCAGATGGAAGTAATAGAACCGGTAGCCGAGCTGACTGATAATGTAAGATACAAAACCGTTACCGTACAAGGGGAAACGGTAGTGACTAATCCTGGGTTAAAAGCCGGTGATAAGGTGCTGGTCATGAAAGCCAACTCTGGCCAAAACTATATCGTAATATCGAAAGCGTAGGTGATACTATGGAAACATTGCCGGATTCTTCCGGATCCGATTATAAATCAGAAGCAAATGAATATCCGACAGAAACATTTATAATTGATGAAAGTACTGGCAGCATTAAGAAAGTTGGAGGAGGATTACCTGCTATGAAGCAGGCAATTAACATCATATTGCACATAGAGCGGTATCAATACCAGATTTATACATCTAATTTTGGACGGGAACTTAACAAATTAATTGGAAAGCCACCTGAGTACGTAACGAGCATGTTAAAACGACGTATCCGGGAGGCTTTTTCTATGGATTCAAGGATCATTTCCGTGGACAATTTTGTTTTTGATATAAATTTAGGTACTGTAAAATGTACTTTTGATGTAAAAACAGTATTTGGTACGATACCGGGGGAGGTGGAGGTTTGATAGACTTTGGCAAGAAAACCTATGAGGACATTTTAAGATCTCAGCTAAATCGGATACCCGATACGCTTGACAAGAGAGAGGGATCCATTGTACAGACAGCTCTTGGACCGGCCAGCTGGTACATGGAGGGTATATATTTAGATCTTGCATTTTTTCAGAATAATGTGTATGCGGATACTGCGGCTGGCACTTATCTTGATAGATTAGCCATGCAGGTTAGAATGGAGCGAAAGAGAGCCACGCCTGCTATTAAAAAGGGCGTGTTTGACATTCCAGTCCCTATAGGATCCCGATTCTCTGTCTTAGCCAATCCTCAATATATGACTTATCGGGTGATGGAGTTGGTAGAGAAAAAGGCGGATGATTTTGTGTATAAAATGGAGTGTGAGATAGCAGGTGAAGCTGGAAATAACTATTCCGGAAAGCTCATAGCGATTGATTACATTCCGGGGCTTACATCTGCACAGCTTACCGATCTACTAAATGCGGGATCCGATGAAGAGACAGACGATGCTTTGAGGAGAAGGTTTCTTACAAAGCTCCAAAAGCCATCTACCGGAGGAAATCGGTATGATTATTACAACTGGGCCATGGAATGTGAAGGAGTAGGGGCCGCAAAGGTATTTCCCCTCGCGAATGGCCCCGGAACCGTAAAGGTAGTAATTGCGGATTCTAACCGATCTGCAGCCGGCGCTGATCTGGTAAATCTGGTTGCAACTCATATCGAAGGAGTTCGCCCGATCGGGGCCAATGTGTCAGTGGTGTCGGCGCGAGAAAAGGAAATTAATGTATCAGCAGGAATCAAACTGAAAAATGGACTTAATCTTGGTACAGTTCAGAATCTATTCGAAGAAGCTCTTACGGAGTATCTGCAGGAGAATGCCTTTGACGTTTCTTACATCAGTCTGGCAAAGGTTGGGAATCTTCTACTTAATACGGCAGGAGTAGAGGATTTTTCGAATCTTCTGATCAACGGGGCAGCCGGAAATCAGGAACTACAGGATGAGGAAATCGCGGTACCCGGCACTATAACCTTGGAGGTGATATAGGTGGAGATCAGTAAATTTTATGAAAAGTTGAATAAAATAGAAGGCAACATCTATGTAATCGAAGAAAAGGCAGAGCTGACAGGAGGCGTCTATGATGCCCAACTGCAGCACGATAATATTAATACCTCCACCCTTTCTGTGTATACCGGGCCAAAATTGACCGGGGAGAGGATCCAGACCTATGTACTTTCTACGCCAAGCCTTGCTCCCTGGAAGAAAGTTATAAGGGTTTATGCAGATGTGCCTACGGTCTATATCAGCTATGAGGCCGAAGGGGATACCGTAGAGGCGGATGACGTCAACCAGCTGCAGGATGAAATGGTCCGTACCCAGGAAGCGGTTAACGAAGAAATCAATCGGGCCGTTGAGTCAGAACAGAATATTGCCGAAGATCTGGTAGAAGAGGTGGCCAGAGCGAAAAAAGCAGAGCAGGCGGTAGCCGGAAACCTGTCCGCAGAGATCAGCCGGGCCAAGGGAGCAGAGCAGGAGCTTTCAGGAAACCTGACCGCAGAAATTACCCGGGCAAAAGCTGCCGAAAAGATCAATGATGATAATCTCACCGCAGAGACAACAAGGGCAAAGGCTGCTGAAAACACTCTGACAGAAAACCTGTCAGCGGAAAAGACCAGGGCTATTGCCGCTGAAGAATCCATAAGAGGTACCATTCAGAGTAACAAGCCAAACTGGGATGATAAGTATACCAGAAATGAGGTGGACAATAAATTTGCTGCCCTGGAGAATGCCATTGACTGGAAAGAAACAGTCAACAGCTATGCGGATATTGCGGGAGCTTATCCAAATCCGCAGGACGGTTGGACTGTCAATGTGAAGGACACGGACTACACCTACCGTTACAACGGTACGGTATGGGTGGTCATATCGGCCAACGCCATCCCCAAGGCCACTCAAAGCGTGGACGGGCTTTTAGCCAAGGAGGACAAGGCTGCCTATGACGATGCAAATAGTAAAAAGCATACCCACGGGAATAAGGCCACCATTGATAAGGTCACAGAGACGCTGTTGATTCAGTGGAACGAAGCATACGGAAAAAGGCATGAACATGAAAATAAAGGGATTCTGGACACGATTACACAGGCACTGATAGATAACTGGTATTCCGCCTTTGTCCACATAAGTGATGCAGTGAAGCACATCACAGCAACGGAACGGACTAATTGGAATGATGCGGACAGCAAGAAGCATAGCCATTCCAACAAGACTATCCTTGACGGAATTACTTCTGCACTGATCACAAACTGGAATGCTGCATATACCCATATTTCTGACGCTGTGAAGCATATAACAGCCGAGGAGCGTACAGCCTGGAATCGGGTTTCTGACAAGGTAGATACGGTACCCGGAAAGGGGCTTTCCACAAACGACTTTACGAGCGCTGAAAAGAATAAGCTGGCCGGTATCGCACCTGGAGCTGAGGTGAACGTACAGGCAGATTGGAATGTAACGGATACGACCTTAGATTCCTTTATTAAAAATAAACCAACAACCCTGCCAGCTTCCGATGTATCGCCTTGGGCGAAAGCTTCTACTAAACCAGGTTATGCTTGGAGTGAGATCTCCGGAAAGCCGACCAGTTTCTCCCCTGCAGCACACACGCACACCAAGTCACAGATAACCGATATGTCTACTAAGGTGTCGGAGTTTGAAAATGATGTGGGATATGTAACGGCTGCTGAGGTGGGGCCGGGCTATACACATCCCAACAGCGGCGTAACGGCGGGCACATACCGCTCAGTGACAGTTAACGCTCAGGGGCACGTAACCGTTGGGACCAATCCCACCACGCTGGCCGGATATGGAATCACGGATGCAGCCGCCAAAACTCATAATCATGACAGCGCATACATGAAAAAGACCGGCCTGACTTGGGACGACCTGAAGGGGGTGTAAGCCATGTATGGAAAAAATCAATATGGCCTGATTCAGTATGCCCAGGAGAAAAGTACTTATGAGGAGCAGAAAGACTACTATGTGGACCTGGCGCGCTATGCTCCTCCCTTCTTGGCGGAGATCCGGGAGCTGAAAGCCATTTATGAAACGGAAGGCTATGCGGTAGGACTGTTAGAGCATGAACTTTCTGAGCTGCTGGATCAATGCTTTATATCAACCGCAACCTGGGGGCTTACCCGGTGGGAGCAAGTCTATGGGTTGGTGACCAATATGGCCCTAACTTATGAGCAGCGCCGGGAAATCCTTATGGCAAAGCTTCGAGGCCAGGGTACTACAACGGCCCAGATGATAAAGGAAACGGCGGAGACATTTTCAGGTGGAGAGATTCAGGTGATTGAAGATAATCCGAACTATCACTTTATCGTGCGGTTTATAGGCGTTAAAGGCATACCTCGAAACATGAATGCGTTCATCGCTATGTTGGAAGATATCAAACCCGCACACCTGTCCTATTCCTTTGAGTATCGTTACACAACCTGGGGAGAACTGATCAACCGAAGCTGGACCAGTGTTTCAGGCTTTACCTGGGACAGCATCAGAACATTGAAGGAGGCATGATCGAAGTATGAAATATACACAGAACCTTAATATGAAGATTCCTGAAGGCGGGGATCCGATTGATATAGTGGATATCACTGAAAATTTTGAGACTCTGGACATCGAAATCAACAAGAAAGCTAACACATCTGGCGGAGATATTTCAGATACCACCATAAAGACCGTAGATGCCATAGCAACAGAATTTCCGGTGCCCAGTGCTGGTGAGAGTAGTAAAACCTTTCTAGGCAAAATTAGAAAGTTTATCCAAGACTTTATTGCCATAAAGGACACATTGCTTACACTCAGCAAACTGGTTAATAACGGACAGACCACAGCATCGGGATTTGCGCTTGATGCCAGGTACGGAAAGACATTAGCGGACCAGATCACTAAATTAAATACTGATTTAAAGTACTTTTCACAAAATAGAATCCTAATAGGTAATAGTGAAAATATCATAGTGCAATGCACCAGACGTGGGCATGTTGTCGATATTGTTTTTAAGGGGAGTAAACCAATTTCTTTCCCCGCTGGTGGTTTTGCATTTTTTACTTTAGCCGAACAATTTCGCCCATCTGACTATAAATACATCAACGCTTATGGGTTTAATATGCTGATACAAATTGCACCTAATGGAGAAGTGCTTACATATCAAGAGTCGGTAGACAAAATTATTCACGGACAATGCTCTTATACCGTAGAATGATCATTTTACGGTATGCTTGCTACATCAGCCGTCCCCGTTATAACGCCATCAACACGTTTCACAAGCCGTAATTTGCCATTAGTTACTGTAAGGTTGGTTTGCACATTCCCTGAAATATCAATCAATTCGGTTCCATAATCAATACCTGCTCCTGCGTTTTTAATGAATCTTCCTTTTAAAGTGCTGCTTACCATCGCTTCGTAGATTGGAGTATCTTTTTGTAATGTAAGATTACCAGTTAACGTCCCACCAGTGTTATTTAATTTATCACCTAAATCAGTATTTTATTTAGTAGGAACCGAAAATCCAGAGCCGAAAGGCTCTTTTTATATACATACAACTAATAATTTCAAAGAAAGGGGTCTATATCATGGACAAAATCATTTTAAAAAATGGAAATATTATTGAAATCGAGGAGAGCAGCAACGGTGGCAGCTTCCGGAAACGTTTCACGGATCCGCAGGAGTATCTTACAACGCTGGCAATACTTACCCAGGATAACTTAAGCGCCTATCAAGTACAGAACGGCGCTGGTCTTGTATGTGCGAACCCAGAAAACAAGGAGTGCCTGACGCAGACGGTTGTTCCACTATGGGCCCATGATGGTACCCTGGACGGGCTGGACGTGACCTTCAATATAACCGATGTGGATTTGCTGGCAAAGGCGGTAAAGGAGCTGCAGGCGGGTCAGCAGACGCAGGACGGAGCAATTTCTGATCTGGGAGAGACTGTGGGTAAGCTGGCAGAAAGGAGTGTGCAGTAATGGGCGAATTTTATGGAAAGAGAATCAGAAACGACATTATAACAATTGAACAAGTTCCGACCTACTGGCTAGATAAGACCCAGAAGTGGTTGGAAGAAAATTAAGAAAGAGTGAGGTAAAGTCCATTGAAAGAAATCATACAGTATGTGGACATGAGATGGGTGGAGTGGTTATTCGTAATCGCCTCTGCTCTTTTTGGTTTTGGATATAGAAAGTTATCCAAGAGGATTAATAATGAAAGCAAAAAGAATAAGGCCTTGCATGACGGTATGCAGGCACTTCTCCGGGACAGAATCATAGGAGCCTATAACCATTATCAAGATAAAAAGTTCTGTCCTATTTATGCAAAAGAAAATGTTAAACGCATGTATGATGCCTATCATGACTTGGGCGGAAACGATGTTGCAACGGGGCTGAAGGATAAATTAATGTTAATGCCGGAGGAACCGGCAGAAAGAGAGGATTAATATCATGGAACAGATTATGAATTATGTAAAGCCGGAGCTTATTGTGGTGGCAGTGGTACTCTACTTTTTAGGGCTGGGTGTTAAACAGAGTCAGACAATCAAAGATAAGTACATTCCGCTGGTAAATGGATCTGTAGGAATCGTTCTGTGCGGCGTATATGTCTTAGCTACCAGTGCTTGCCAGACAGGCCAGGATATTGCTATGGCGGCATTTACGGCCGTTACACAAGGTGTTCTGGTTGCAGGTCTGAGTACATACGTAAACCAGATTATCAAGCAGACTGGAAAAACAGAATAATCCGATGCGGTAATTCCCGTTTCGGTTGTAACATTACAACTTTTATGGCCTGGATAATCCCGGGCCTTTTTAAATGGAGGAAAGCAATATGAGAGATATCACATTATGCCACCCTCGTCTGCAGGCGCTGGCCGCCAAGCTAGTAGAAGAATGCAGCAACCAGGGATTAATAATCAAAATAGGCGAGACATACCGCACTGTAGCGGAGCAGAACGCATTATACGCCCAGGGCAGAACAACACCCGGTAATATCGTGACCAATGCTCCAGGTAGTACATACAGTTCTTATCATCAGTGGGGGACTGCCTTTGACTTTTTCAGGAATGACGGCCAGGGTGCCTACAATGAATCTGGTAACTTCTTTAATAAGGTAGGTGCCATCGGTGTAAGCCTTGGCCTGGAATGGGGAGGAAACTGGAAGTCTCCAGTCGACAAACCTCACTTTCAACTTCCTGACTGGGGAAGCTCCACAACCGGGATTAAGGCGCTTTACAAAACACCAGAAGAGTTCATGAAAACCTGGGTAAAAGAAGAGATAGTCGGATGGATCCGTGATAATATTGGCTACTGGTACCGCCGTGCAGATGGCAGCTATCCTGCAAATAAGTGGTGTATCATTAATCATCATTACTACCTATTTAATAGGGACGGTTATATGGTTACCGGATGGCACCGTTGGGACGGGAAAGTGTGTGATCCGAACGACGGATCAGGCGATTGGTATTTCCTTGACAACACGAAAGATGGACCATTGGAAGGTGCCTGCTGGCATACCAAGGATAACGGAGCTCAAGAGATTTGGTTGATTAGTCAGAACGACAATATCTAA